AGTTCTTTTTCTTTTCTTTTTTCTTCCCGCTCCTTCTCTTTAAGTTCTTTTTCTTTACGTTTTTCTTCGCGTTCTTTCTCTTTAAGTTCTTTTTCTTTTCTTTTTTCTTCCCGCTCCTTCTCTCTTTCTTCCTTTTCTTCTACTACTTCTTCTACTACTTCTTCTTCTTTTTTTTCCGACATTTCCGACATTTCCGACACAAAGTTCTCTAATATTTCATCTACTCCTTTTTTCGACTTCTCTTCTTCTACTGCGTTTGCTACTAGTGACGCAAATATATCTTCTTCCACACTTTCACCATTCACTTCTAGCACTTTTTTTGACTTTTTTGGACGACCTTTCACTCCTTTTACTACCTTTTCTTTTTTTGCTGTTGGACGACCTCTTCTTTGTTCTACTTCTTCAAAGTGCACTTCGTCTATTGATTTTCCTCTTTTTTCCGCTTCTTCTTGCACTTCTTCCTTCGTTATATTCAGCCTCTTCATTATTTTCGTGTATGCTGTTGGCTTTCGACCTTTCGGATCTACGTATCCCATTATATTCTTCTCGATCCTCATATGAATTGTACCGTATTCCGGCATTTCTCCATCTTTTCTTTTTTCACAGTACTTACAGTACATTTCTCCTTCTTCCTTTTTGTTTTCACATTGCGTATATAGACCTTGGTTTAATCGTAAGGCTTCACAGCATTCTCTATCATATTCATTATTGTATGGCAGTGGATATTTACTTTTCTCTTTTTTATTTCCTTTCTCCTTACCTTTTACTTTACCTTTTTCTCTTATTCTTAGTTCTTCTATTTTCAGACGAACTAGTGCTTCTTCTTCGTCAAAACCATATTCTCTGCTACATTCTCTTATCGCTTTTCTCATCGCATCTTGTGCTACTTTCTTTAGCATGTTTGTTAGTCTGTTTGAAATCTCTAGTGACATTTTTTATTATATTTTACTTTCAGTATTTTCTTTCACAATTTACTTTCAGAATTTACTTCTTTTACTATATTACATTACCTCCTACATTCTTCATCCTTTCCTTTTCATTTTTTTTTTTTACTTACTTTTCACCTTTTACTAATTTTTTATTTACTTTACCTCCTCTTCTATTCTCTTACCTCCTCTTACCTCCTCTTTCCTCCTCTTACCTCCTCTTTCAATATCTTCTCCATTCTTCTTCATCTGACGTTTCGTTATCACTCGAACTTTCATACCATTTTTTAACTTTTTCATAAATTTCTACTTTGGTTGACACTGCAAACGTTACTGTTCGTTTATTTTTTTTTACTGGCTCTGTTTTCCTAATTTCTTCTTCTTTTTTTGAAGAAGCTATTACTTTAACGTCACTCGATACTATTTCCTTAATATTAAGTTGATCTACAACTTTCTTCGCATCTATTTTTAACTCAGATTTATTGAAATTATCTTTATTTGTATAATTCATATTTAATATAATTATATTTAAAGTTTTAACTTAAAGATCACTGATATCACTGTTTATTTTTTATTTTGTATAGAAAAGTTATTCAATTTTTTGTTTAAATTGTATAATTATAAATTTTTAGTATTTCAATTTTTTGCAAAAAAATAAAAAAATTGAAATACTTTTTATAGATTAGTGAATGTCATATATGATATAGTATTATTGAGTTTTAAGCTTACCGAAATTGTCTTTAAAAATGAATTCTATTAAAAGTCTTTACATTCCTTGCTTAGAAGTATCTGTTAACGGACAACAGTTAATCGATGTATTTTATACTAATGAAATCGCTACGGTAAGTAAGGTTACACTTGTACCCTTTTTAAAAAATTTAACGATATACAATAAGGCTTATGTGGATATTTTAGAGTGGCATGATACTGAGGTCTCATATAATTTTATCAAAAGATTACGCAATCCATCACGCGAAGCTAGACTTGTCTATTCTGATGACGACTGGTTCGCAATGTATATTAATGATGAACTTGATGATAATCACTGCCAACATTTATGTGCTACTACAACAATTAACTATATTGCTTTAAATGATGATGATGATGCAACCATTCCAACTTTTCAGTTTGGCAAAAATATCGATACAACAGAATGGGACGAAATTGAGCGCGAATTAAATGAAATGAAACTATACCAGCAGTTAGAGATTGATTTATGTTTATAATTTATTTAATACATATTTATTATTTATATTTAAAATTATATTGTCAAACGGGTTACTGTTAAATGTCGTAAAACTTAATCCTCATAAGAGGCAAAAGTTATCCCATAAAACCTTTTTTTTATTTTATTTGTATAGCAAATTGTTTGGGTTTAAATTTTTTTTTATTAATTTCTTTATTAATTTCGTCTTTTATTAATTTTATTTTATTAATTACTGTTTTCGTTTTTGTTTCTATATTTTTATTTACTACATCATTATGTATTATTTTATTAAATTTTTTTTCTCCGTTTTTTGCCATTACATAATATTCTTTTCTTTTTTTATTACATAATTCGCAAAAACATCCATTATCTATATAATGTTCTACTTGGATATCATTTATGTGTTGATTTTCTAAACATAAATTTAAATAAAACACATATTCAGCATGCGAGTAAGGTGTAAACGTAATCGTTGTTTTGTTTTTCCAAGTTTCCAAATATTTCTCTCTTTCTTCTTGAGAATAGTATATTTTTAAATACTTACATTCTGTAACTAAATCAAAAAGGTTTAATGGTAAAACATATTCTTTTTTAAATCGACTATATAAATCACCTATTTCTTTTATTTCAGTTTGGTAGTCGTTAATTAAAACTATATCTGTTTTCAATATAGTAGATAAAATTTTATCCCAGATACTAGAGTCGCATAAACGAATTTTTATGTATTTTATATTATTAACTTTTTTAATTATATATTTTTTTTCAAAGTCAAATTCTATAGTTTCACATATATTATATTTTTCAATATAATGGTCACCACAACCTATATGTGGAAACAATTTATTAAACCTATCACTTATTCTTTTAATATTGTATTTATTTATTTTGTCTTCAGTATTATTAAAATGATATGGAGAGATTTTTTCAAAAAATTCTGACATTTTTCTCTCTATTGGTGTTCTGTAAACATCAATTACAAATATATTTTTCCCTTGACTTGCCATAAATTCTATAATTTCATTGACAGTTACATTTTGTATTCCTGTTAAAACGTTTAACATTATATCGTCATGAATATGAATAACATTAAAACTTTTACCTAATGATATACGTAAAGAAGACACTAAAGTAGTTGAACCGACTTTTGGCGGAGTATAAATAAAAATAATATTTTGAATGTCAACTGTAAATATTTTATTTATTGCTTCTTCTATATTTTTATTACTCATATAGTTATATATTTTAAAATAAATAATATAATTATTTTAAAATTACGATTATTACAATTTAATGACGTCTAGAACGTCTTGAATGTCTACTGCGTCTAGAGCGTCTCGATTTTCTTCTTGAGCGTCTAGATCGTCTAGATCTTCTTCTAGAACCTCCCATAGCCGTCGTTTCATTATCATTATCATTATCATTATTAGGCATGTTTTCTTTGAAAGGAACTGTCGTTTCATCATAATGTGTCATTCCTTCGGTACCAGGCGTTTCTTCATTATCAGCACCTCCACGCTTTTTCTTCATCATATTTTTACAAATTGGACACATACAACTCATTTTGTGTCCATTTGATTTTTTTTTTCCTCCTGCCATGGTTAGTTCTGTTTTAACATGTTCCTCCATATTATACATTATGTCTAGATAAGTTTTTTATTATTCTCGTAAATAAATATATTTTTTTATTTTTCTCTAAAATAATATATTTTGTTAATTCACATAATTTGTCTACTTTTCTTCTGAAACGGTTTTCTTCACTTGTCTTTCGTTTTTCTTATTTGGCTTAACAAGTGTCCATTCTTTACGCTCTACATCTTTACCTCTAGGCCCTTCACCACGAACTCTTGGAACTCTTTGTTCTGTACTCTTTTCAGCAGTTCTCGGTGGTCTTTTTTGTCTCGGAACAACGACAGGCTCTTGAGCAACAGGTTGAGTATTTTGCTCTCTGTAAGTATTTCTTGCGATCTTAAACTCACGTCTAGTTTCGCACATTAATTTACCACCATTCACACCAACAACATGCGTGGCTTGATATTCATGTGGTCCTGTAGACTTACTTAAAACAAAATTCACGTATTCACCCTGGACTAAATATTTATATTGTTGGTTCTCTACTTCAACTGAACTATGATGCACGAATACATCACTTCCAGCACGCTCTCCTGAGGTTACAGTAATAAATCCATAACCAGTTGAATTATTAAACCACTTAACGCGTCCGAGTAAAGAACTAGACTGTGTTACACTATCTTGTTGTGTTGACATTATTATAAATAATTAATAATAGTTATCTTTATATTATTTTTGGGTTATATAATAAATATGCGAAACAACGAACCGCTCTAAATCTTTTTCTTTCGTTATATCGACATCTTCAATTTTGATATTAGAAAAATCAAAAAACTCTATATTATGGTGATATACATAGTCAAAAAAAGGCGTTAGGTCAATGTTTTCTTTATCTTGTATCTTATCTAAATCAAAATTATTATCCTTTGCTTTTTTAAGTGCGTAATTATAAATTGTTAACGCAATTGCATGCATTTTGTGATTTTTTTGCTGAACTGCTTGTTTAATTACCATTTTGAATATCAAAAAAATAGTCTCTATATAATCATTCATTTTTTCGTAAGTCATAAAATATATTATTTTTTATTTTTCGTTTTCTAAACTAATTTCTCTCTTAAACTCATTAATTAAAACTAAATAATCAGGATCTTCTTCAAACCTTAAACCTCTTACATACTTTATAAAGTATAATAATATGCGCGGAACTTCTGTATTTATAACTATTTCTTCTTTTAAATGACAAATTCCGGTGTGCGTGTCATTTTCCTCTATTTTCTGCCAATCTAAGTCACCCATGAAAAAATATATTAACATATATCCTAATGATTCAAGGTCATCGCGTCTACTTAGTTCCATATATTTATGTGAATTTATGCTAGCATATGTATAACTTCCTATTAGGCTACTTGTTTTAGAGCATTTAATATGCTCTCCATTTGTCCTGAACGTTTTACAAAACCCGAAGTCGATTATATATATATGTTTACTTTTACCGTTTAATCCTAGTAAAAAGTTTTCAGGTTTAATATCGCGATGTACTAGGTCCTTATCATGAATGAATTTAAGTAAAACAAGTATTTGTATTCCTATTTGTAAAGTTAAATTCAAAGTTAGCCGTCCTTTATCGTTTTTTACTTCTTGTAACGACTTACCCAATAAATTTAATACCATATAATAATTTAAATGATCTTTACCAAACCATTTTACAGTTGGAATACCTTGATAGTTTCCTAGATATTGATATATTATAGACTCGTTTTTTAACAATTTTGTGCCAGCTCTAATAGGTTCAATTTTAATAGCAACTTGCTCTTTTGTTCTTATATTTTCGCCCTTATGAATGTATCCAAACGAGCCTTCACCTATTTTATCAAGTAATTTATATTTGTTATTGATTAAATTCATAATTTAGATATAAAATATAAAAGTATCTAAATTATAATAAAAAATATTTGTAATTTATATGAAAAAAGTTTTTTTATTTTTTTTTGCTAACTTAATCATATTAATTACATTTACCATTATATATTATAGTTTATCACGAGACCATTTTACAAATTCGACAGACGGAGATGTACCTGACTTATACGACTATATATTACTATCTACTGGTGTCCAATCTGGAGCAGGATTAACTACTATATATCCAGCAACAAATATATCTAAATTATTTGTTTCTTTACAGCTATTATCGTTAATAGCAATTAATATTATAATTATTTATGTTTTCGTAAATTTTAAGAACTTGAAGATCTAATAATTTCTAATTTACTTAAATGTAAAGAGACTGGTTTGTGATTACATATTTTAACGTCATTAATGGTATTTCTTTTAACTTACTTAAAAGTAATATGTTTCCTGTGAGCTCCGCAATTTTCTCCATTTCACTAGAAATATTATTTATTTTTAAAATGGCCTTAACGAATTCTCCTAAAAATATATTCTTTTCTTCGGCTAATTTTTGCAGAACCAACTTACATTCTGCTATATTCTGTGCTTCAGTCCATTCGCCAAGATATTTTAATAAGTCATAATGTGTATAATAATCAATTCCAGTATTTAAACCTATACGCATTTCTTTATCTTGGTAATTATTATACATTTCGGTTATTCTCGTTATAATGTCATTTACATCAGTATCATGAATAAAAGGTAAATGTTCTTTAAAATCTTCACTAACAGATATATTTGTAAAACAACTTAACAGGCTGGCTATTTGCGTTGCAGTTAATTTATCAAAAATGTTATTTTCTAACAATTCAGCAAATACTAGACAATGTACTTCTCTTATTTGAGAAGCTATTTTACCTTTAAGTGTTAGTTTAAGGTTGTCTCTTGTGTCTAATATACAATTTTCGGCTTTCATAAAATCAATTATATTCTCAACACCAACACTAAGATACGTGTTTAGATTTGTACGCTGTTTATAAAGATCTGCGATCTCATTTTCTTTAAGTACTATTTTTTGATATAATGTTTTATCGTTTTCAATGAACTTATGTGTGTCGCATAACTGCTGTATTTGCCTGTCAATTTCTTTACGCTTTTTATTTACAGAATGTAGTCGTTTTTCTTGTAACTCTATATAACTTTCAATTATGGACCACGGGGTTTTTAAAGCGTTACAACATACCCTCATATTATCTAGTTCACCTTCCAATAACCTCATTTTTTTTTCGATTTCACACTGTTGGCTATTTAAGTCACCAGTGATCATACTTTTTTGTGAAAAGCCTACTAAATCATAATTACCAATGTCTACTAGATTTAGAACAAGGTTGAACGAAATTTTAAATTTAGACGTTAAAATCTGTGGATTACCATTCATCATTCGCTTATAATTAACGTGTTCAGTATCTCTAATCAAATTATTTAAATGTATAACATGTCCTACAGTGTCAAGACCTAAACGTCCTGCACGACCAGCCGACTGAGTATATTCGTGGCTCTGTAATATTCTCAATGAAGAACCATCGTGCTTATAAATATCTGTAAATATACACGTTTTTACGGGCAAATTTAACCCTATAGCCACTGTTTCTGTTGCAAACAATAGTTTAATAAATCCTCTAGCGAAAAATATTTCCACTATCTCTCTTAAAATAGGCAACATTTTGGAGTGGTGAACTGCGATACCTTTTTCAAGAAGTTTCACTAAATTTATGTACTCTGGTAAATGTAAATACTCTTCATAATTCGGCAACTTTTGACGTAAAATGAGTTCGCATTCTCTCTGTGCTATATACGGGACTTTGGTGTCGAACTCCAATAAATTCGTAGTTATTTCTTTGCAACATACTTCAATTTGTTTAATTGAAAATATATAACATATTGCAGGTGTCATTTCATTTTCAGTCAAATATTTAGCCACTTGGTTTAATACAAAGGGGCGTTTTACGCGAATATCCTTAGAATGAAGCAATTTCAACATTTTAGAAATTTTAAAATAAGTTTCATCATTAAACTTACCCCTAAAATTTTGGATAATATGTGGCTTATCTATAAGACTTTTTATTTCTTCTTGCATAGCTTTATCTTTAATTTGTTTAAATACACTTTGAGTAACAGTAACAAATGAATAGTGTATTAAAGGAACAGCTCTTTCTGTTTTTGATGTCAAATATACGATTTTTTTTGGTAAGTCGTTTATTTCACTTTTTGACCCTTTATTTTCAATCCATTGTGCGAACTTTACTGGGTCATCAAGTGTCGCTGATAATCCAATCATTTGAATATGACACGGTAATAACATTATAGAATTTTCCCAATTATGTCCTCTCGCCTCATCATTTATATAATGTATTTCGTCAAATATCACACAACCTAATTCGTGTTCAATATCCATTTCAAAGGATACAGACGAAGGCGTCGTTCCGTTATTACTTTTAATTTGATATAATTTATTTAAAAGTATCTCTGTTGTCATAACCAGTACATTAGCATCAGGATTATTACGAACATCACCAGTTACGATACCAACGCTAATATGGGGATATTTAAGCGTAAAGTCATTAAATTTTTGATTACTTAAACTTTTGATAGGTGAACAATAGATTACTTTTTTACCAATGGAGTGAAAAAAATCTACTGCGAACTCTGCTGGTAATGATTTTCCACTTCCAGTTGGGGCTGTTACTAAAACATGATGCCCTTCAACAATTCCTTCAATAGCCCATTTTTGAAATGTATGTAGTGGATAACTGAATTTTTCAAAATATTCTTTATATTTAGTCTCATTTTCAGTAGGATATTCTGTTATAGAGCAAACTTTTACCATTTGTTTATGAAAATATAATGATTATATAATAAATATGCTATTGTGTTTATATTGTTTATGTAATATATTCAGTGTCAGACTATATATCGTAATGTATTTGATATATTTTATTTTTATTTTTATTTTATTTTATTAATGTAAATATATTATATTACAATTACAAATAAAATTGAAATATAATTTAAAATACTTAAAGACAACATATTGAATAACTGTATCGTTTCCGTTTAAAAAATGGATACTAAAAAAAGATTTTTGCAAAATAGTAAAAACTTATTTTTCAGTATTGTTTATAATAAACAAATATCAATTAACTTAAATAAAAAAAAGTTAAATGAAATTATTGGGGTATTGTTATCATCAGGTTTTAATTTAAATACTTATGGGTATAATTCTGGCGACAACGAATATTGGGGTAAAAAAATAAATAAGGAAGAATGTTACTTATACTTTAATATAAAAATATATGAAACAAACATGTCAGTGTGTAAAATATTAATATCTTCACTTATAGGATCATATAAAGAATTTAATAATTTCGTTAATGCGTTTTACAAGAGAATTTATGCTTATAATAAACATATTTGTTAAATAAAAAAATATTCAAAAATGTATTACGCTTCGTCCAGCAACATTAGCGCCATTGCGGCATAATTATGTAAATCTATTAACGTATCACGTATTCCTTCGTCGCCAACTAAATTAACACCGTTCTTTGTAATAGATAAAGAACGTTGTATCTTATCTTCGATACGCATTAAAACACCAATAACACCAAATTTTGCAAATGCATCACCATAATCTATATTTTTTTTCTTAAACAACTCTAGTGCAGTTGACTGAACTGCGACCATCTGACTAACTCTATCTGGTTTTATATCCATAAATTAAATTACTATTTTCTTTTTATGTTTGTTTTTTTGTCTATTTAATTTCTTTAAGTTGTATTTTCAATTTATTATATAAAAAATTCAAAATTTTTTTCCAAGACTTTTTTGGGAATTTCAAAAATGGACAAAAAAAATGTCCAATTTTCATTTTCCGAAAAAAGTTTCCGAAAAAACCTGTCGGGAGACCATAATTGAAAATTAACGTCTCGCAACTTTTAAAAAATTTTTAAAATTGTTACGATAAATTTTTTATAAAAAAATGTCCGATACAATATTTTGAGATTTTCATTTAGAAAAATCTCAAAATATATAAATAATGCCAAAAAATGAGATCGACTATTCTAACACGATAATATACAAACTAGTATGCAAAGACAATACGATAAATGATGTGTATGTCGGACACACAACGAATTTTATTAAGCGAAAATATCATCATAAAGCTTGTTGTATGAATTTAAACAAAAAATTAAAAATATACGACATAATACGTAATAACGGAGGGTGGAATAATTGGGATATGGTCTTAATTGCTACATATAATTGCAAAAATGCAAAAGAAGCACGTTCAAAAGAACAATATCATAATGAATACATAAATTTACAAACTAAACAAATTTATTCTTACGATGAAAATAGCCGAAAAATTTGTGTTTTCTGTAAATTATCATGTGGTGAAAGTCATATATGTAAAAAATATGAAACGAATATAGATGTCAATAGTGTAGCACAATATGCGAAAAAAATATATGGTAAGGATGACGCAGAGGACAGACAAATGTCTCAAAAATTCGCATCAAAATTCGGTTACTGTAATACATCACAAAATACACTTATATCTAAACAAAAAACCACACCGAAACAAAAAAAGGATTACAAGGATGACGTTTTGGAGGACATTTTGGATGACGCTAATGTCTCAAATTCAAAATCAATTCATAATTGCAATTGTGGAAAATCTTACCTACATCGTCAGGGATTATGGAAACATAAAAAAACTTGTGAAACCTTAATCTCGAAATTTCAAAATAAAAAAGAAGACTTAAAAAAAGACAATGATATAAAAGCGCTTACTGATTTGGTGTTAGATGTCGTAAAACAAAATCAAGAATTAACAAACAAAATTGTAGATATATGTAAAACAGGACAAAGTATAATAACAAATAATAATAATAATAATATAAATTCACATAACAAGACATTTAACCTCAATGTATTTTTAAATGAAACATGTAAAGATGCAATGAATATTATGGACTTTGTCGACTCACTTAAACTACAGTTAGCTGACTTAGAAAATGTAGGTAAATTAGGTTACGTAGAAGGTATATCAAATATAATTGTCAAAAACTTGAAAGCACTAGATATACATAAACGCCCTGTTCATTGTAGCGATTCAAAAAGGGAAGTAATGTATATTAAAGATGAAAACAAATGGGAAAAAGAAAATGAAGAAAAAAACAAACTAAGAAAAGCCATAAAAAAAATAGCAAACAAAAATTCAAGGTTATTACCACAATTTAAAGAAAAACATCCAGATTGTGGTAAGAGTGACTCACCCTTTTCAGACCAATATAACAAGCTCATAATTGAAGCGATGGGTGGTTCAGGTGATAACGATTTGGAAAAGGAAGATAAAATAATTAGAAAAATAGCAAAAGAGGTAACAATTGATAAAAGTATTGAATATAATAATTTAATAGACTTATAATTTCTTTGTAGTATTTTTCTTATTGCTATTCATCTTTTTATCACCACTACTAGTCCTATTACTGATTTTATTACTTATTTTTCGAGTTAAAGAATTAGGCGACTTAAGTTTAGATGAAGTAGTAAAGTTACTTGATACTGGTGTGAATTTATTAAAGTCTTCGTAATTTTCCAACACCTTCTTTTTAACCAATAAATCGATGTCGCCCTTATTTCCTTTAAGTTCATTTTTTATATGTTTTAATTCGTCATTTAAATTAAAATCCTTATTAATAATCATATATGTTTCGAGCTTTAACAATTCTACTATAGCTGACTGAATTTGCTGAATTTTTTCAGAATTCTCAACATAGTGTTCATGTAATTTGTTAATTTTTGCAGTTGTCATTTTTTGACCCATTATAGCAGATAAATATTTATTTACTTTTTCGTCAATAAATATAGCATAACCGCGAATAACCTTTCGCAAATAGTTTGAAATATGTTCTTTATCTTTGAAATATTCAAATACAATCTCAAGTAATTTACTACTTTCTATATTCGGATTAGAGAGACAAAGTTCAGTAAAAAACATGTTCCATGAAATACAATATCCAATATCTTCAAGTTCATTCGTTTTAAGATCGCTTTCTGCTTCTAATGCTTGAAGTCCTTCAATAGCAGGACACACTTCTTCTGACTGAATATAATTGATTTTTTTTATACCTTTATCGTGCAAAATGGCGTTAACTTTATCTACAAATGCTTGTACTGGTTTTTTTATTTTTGCGGCGTCCTTTTTAACAGTCATATAGTAAGCTCCATGTGGTTCAAAATGTTCAAATTGGTTAAACTTTTTTCTGTAAATCAACAAATTTGAATGGTTAACATTTTTATTATCATATACAGTAATCGGTATTACAAGTGTTTTATAATTACGGTGTAGACAATCTACAAATGCTTCAGCTACCGTATCAATATGATTATCAAATAGCTCTTTTTTAGATTTAGATACTCTACTCATAATATTAAAATTAAGCCCAAGTAACCTAAACTCAGGATCTTCGCAATATATAAAACAATCACTTTTATATTTTTTAAACAAATATAAATAAAAAATGGTCTCTATTTCTTCATATCCTAAAAAACTACTTAGTATCTTTTTTCCATTTTCGTTAAGTTTATCAAATGTTTTTACAATTTTCTCTCCTTGTTTATATGGTTTAGGTAATTTAATATCTAATTCTCCAGAAGACATATATAATAAACAAAGATTTATTATAACAAATATAATCTGATTTTTTTCTTAAAATTTTCTTCATTATTGAATAGAAATAATTTGAATTTTTGACATTCAAAATTATTAAAATTGTCTCGCATTGTAATTCTAGAAGACAATTTAAGTTCCGGTAAAAATACAATAAATTGAAAAAGACCATCATTTTTAACTATTTTGTCAAATAAATATCCATCATATTCTTTTTCTAATATATCAGGATTATTATTACAGAGATCAAGTAACGTGCAGTCGCATTGAACTTTTCGGATTGAACGCATAGTCGTGTTAATATATTCAAGCTCTCCTAGCCATTTATTATAAAATTCTTCCACATTTTTAGAAAACTGTATAAGTCCAATGACTTCTTGAAATTTAGCCATATTTAATAAATCCACTAAACGCCTAATAGGACTAGTAATATGAATATAAGCGTCCATATTTAGTAACTCGTGACGCGAATCGCTTATTTCGTATCCGTTTATATATTGTCCTGATGCACTATGCCAAATTTTAATAAATTTCCCGACATCTTCGGGAATACAATCAGGGACTGATATTTCTCTCTTCATAACAGTAGAACGAAATATTCCAGTATTATGTTGAATTAATTCTTTCGCGCAGTAATAATTCATAAGGATCATCAAGTAGCATACTATATCGTGACTATTTTTTATGTTGTTAATATATTTGATTTTCTTAGATAATTTTTTAGTCGTTTCTAGTAACATCTGATATTTTTTATTTAAAATCAGTGGCTCTTCTTCATAGCGATAATTTTTAAATACTTTTATGAAACAATTTGAGTATCGAATATCTATAATATTATTATTTTTTATAAAAATGTCAGTAACAAACGCAACCCTCGTAACATTTTCTTGTAAGCTACATAGGCCGTCTGATAATATGGTCGGTAACATAGGACGTTTTTTATCCGGTAAATAAATGGTTGATATGCGTCGCGAAAATGAATTCCATAGGTTAAGGACTTCCATCCATATTGTAACATTGGATATGTATATACTTAGTTGTTTTACGTCATCTTCCTTATCTATAATACTAAATCCGTCGTCGAAATCCTGGCTATTGGTAGGGTCAATCGTTATAATTTGCCATAACTCTTGATTTGTTCGGTCTTCAATTGTAGGATATTTATTTTTAATGACTTCAATTAAGGTTTCAAGTGACTTATTATTAAACGAGTTAATAGCATCCTTGTTAAACTTTTGAATAGATGAGTTTAAACTTTTACAATATAATTGATACTCATAAAAGTTATCAAGTACATCAACCTCACCTATAACGTTACTAAGTTTTCCGTGTGGATGTTTATCGTCCCATTCGCTGAATGTAATTGTGACATACAAGTTGTTAAAAACCTTGGAAAATCCCAATTGTTTCATTTCGTACGGAACTAGAAACGGAGGTAAGCGCATATCGTCAGGGACACACTTATATAGAAGTTTTCCTGTATTATTTTTTCCTTTATTTCCTTTATTATTATTCTCTCTTCCATATGTTTTGTTACCTAATAAAATTAATACACCTGGAATAGGAGGGCCAGATCTTACAGAGGAATGTATTAATTTTACATTATTTTCTTCATCAAGAGAGAAAACGTCATTTGAAAATAGTTTAGCTTTCAACGGATTAAACTCGGTACACGCTTCAATTTTATTAAAACTATTAGTGTCGAATATATCCCATGAGCTATAATTCCTATCATTTACAGAGATCTTTAAATAGTTCATTATATATTTTTATTACGATATATGTAGTTACGTTTATATCTTTAACTGTATTTAGAATAAAATATATTTTATAATAAAAATGAAATAAACAAATAAGAATAACCAATATTTAAACATTATATCTATTAAATTATATAATAAAACACGTTAAAAATGAGTTCTACAAATAGAAATATTATTAACCAACAACCTAATTATTCAAGTATGATAACGAGAAGTCAGACAACGAATATAAGAAATAGTAGTCATATAATAAATAATAGGAATACTATAAATGTGCGTTGTATGTTTTGCCACGAACTCGGTCACGATGTAGTCGGTTGTAATGACGATAGACTAATAGAATTTCAAGTAGAGTGTCGCGAGAAAAAAAGGGTTTTTAACAGACATAACAGACTTTACGCACCGCATTATTTTAGAGACTGGGTTTTTGATAAATTTATGGAGAATAATAGACTAGTACGAGCATTCGCTATGAAAAAAATACGTAGTATTACGGAAAATAGTGACGTGTTTAATGTTGTACACGGTATTGTATTATTTGAATATCCTACAGACAATTTTAGCACCATTAGTTATTTTCAACACATAGGCAATATTAATAATGGAAATAGTGGAAATAATGGAAATAGTGGAAATAATGGAAATAGTGGAAATAGTGGAAATAGTGGAAATAGTAGTGACGTCATCAACCTATCTGCTGTATTTTATACGTTAGACCTTTTTGACGAAATAGTAAGACATTATAACGAAAATTCTACACAAAAAATCAAAACTACTATTGAAAATTTAAATGCAGACGAGACAATCGTTAAATATGAATGCTCGATATGTTACGAAAAACAAGAAAAAAAACATTTTGTAAAACTAGATTGTCAACATGAATTTTGTAATGAATGTATAAAAAATATTATGAAAACACAGACGAATTTATGTTGTGCACTATGTAGAAAAGAAACAACACAACTAGTATGTTATACTGAAGATGTTAAATGTAAGTTTTACACCTTTTAACATTTACTACGCCGATTATTTACTATTTCCAATTTCCAATTATCTAAAAATATATCCAAATCATCTTCATCTCTTAAATTTTCAATTAAATAAATCGGATTATATAGTTTCTTTGCACTAGGTTCTCTTACTTTTTCCCATAACCATTTTCTTAATTGTTTCTTGAATTTTAAACAATAATACAAATGACGAAAATTATTTAATATTTGTATATTTTTTTTTATTTGAATCAAACTAGTATTATTTACTATTTCGGAAATAGGATTATTATAGCAATATAATGTTTTTAGATTTTGCGGTAAATTCGGTAACACATGTAATTGATTATCAAAACAATATAAATCTTCTAGTTTTTGCGGTAAACTCGGCAAACAAGTCAATTGATTATTATAACAACATAATACTTTTAAATTTTGTGGTAAAGTTTGCAAAGAAGTTAATTGATTACTAGAACAAGATAATCTTTGTAGATTTTGTGGTAAGGTTGGCAAATAAGTTAATTCATTATAAGAACAATATAATTCTTGTAGATTTTGCGGTAAAGTCGGCAAAGAAGTTAACTTATTATAAGAACAATATAATATTTTTAGATTTTGCGGTAAAGTTGGCAAAGAAGTTAATTTATTATCAGAACAAAATAATCTTTGTAGATTTTGTGGTAAGGTTGGCAAATAAGTTAATTCATTATAAGAACAATATAATTCTTCTAGATTTTGCGGTAAAGTCGGCAAAGAAGTTAACTTATTATTATTACAATATAATATTTTTAGATTTTGCGGTAAAGTTGGCAAAGAAGTTAATTCATTATCAGAACAAAATAATTTTTGTAGATTTTGTGGTAAAGTAGGCAAAGAAGTTAACTTATTATAAGAACAATATAATTCTTGTAGATTTTGTGGTAAAGTTGGCAAAGAAGATAACTTATTATAAGAACAATTTAATATTTCTAGATTTTGTGGTAAAGTAGGCAAAGAAGTTAACTTATTATTATTACAATTTAATATTTTTAGATTTTGTGGTAAAGTATGTAATAAAGTTAATTGATTATCAGAACAATTTAATTCTTCAAGATTTTTGAATCTGGTTAAATTCGGTAAAGATTTAATACCCTTATTACTAATATTAAGGGTTGATATGTCTTCAGATAAAGAATTTAAATATTTTCCAATATCGGTTGTCATTTTAGTATGTATATGGTTAGTGGTTTAAATTATATTTTTTTTAATTCATTTTTTTTAATTCATATTTTTTATTATTTATGAAATTTATTTATAAATAATCGGCGTTTCACTTCGTAGTAAATGTTAAAAGGTGTAAAAAAATGATTATAATAAACCTACAAAAATAAAAAATAATAAAATATTTAATTGTGACTGTAACCTAATAACCGTTTTGCCTACTTTGACTGCAAACCTAGAAAGGTTATCTTGTGAAGAAAATTTATTGACATCTCTTCCTGCTAAGTTACCTACGAAACTTGTAATCTTCAATTGTAGCAAAAACAAAATATCCGTTCTTCCGCCTCTAAACAAGAAAATGTACCATTTAAATTGTGCTAATAATTCTATAACATCTTTACCTGCACTGAACGATAATATGAATTGGTTAAATTGTGAAAATAATTTAATCGAAAACTTGCCTAAATTAAACGAATGGTTAAAACACTTAGAATGTCATAATAACCGACTAGTTACCTTACCAGTTTTAAGTGGAAATTTAGAATTCTTAAAATGTCAATAAAATGAATGATGCAAAAAATAAAAAATAAAAAATAAAAGGGTTTCTATTAAGTGTTGTAAAACTCGAACACCTCATAAGAGGGTAAGAGTAATCCCATTATTTTTTTTATTTTATTAAATTATTTTTCAGAAAATTGATTTATACAAATTTTGAAATAAAAATTGAAATAAATTTTTATTTTAAAGCATATTTAAACTATAACAAACATATACCAAAAATGACAACTTCTATTGAAAGATATTTGAATTCTTTATCTAGCGACATAGATAGTCTTGATATTAATGGTAAGGACATTCAATATTTACCAGATTTAAAAAGATTTAAAAATCTAAAAACATTATTTTGTGATAATAATAAGTTAACTTCTTTGCCGACTTTACCGAAAAATCTAGAAGAATTATATTGTTCTAATAATCAGTTGTCTTTGTTGCCTAATTTATCGGAAAATTTAAAAATATTATGTTGTTATAATAATCAATTAACTTCTTTGCCAACTTTACCTCAAAATCTAGAAGAATTATATTGTTTTAATAATCAATTAACTTCTTTGCCGACTTTATCGGAAAATCTAGAAGAATTAGATTATGGTAATAATCCTATTTACGAAATTGTAAACAATAATTGTTTGATTAAAATAAAAAAAAATATAAAAATATTAAATAAATTTCGTTATTTATATTATTGTTTAAAATTTAAAAAACAGTTAAGAAAATGGTTATGGGAAAAAGTAAGAGAACCGAATATAATGAAAATATACAGTCCAAAGTATTTAGTTGAAAACTTAGATGAGGATGATGATTTGGATACAGTTTTAAAAAATTTGGAAATAATAAGTAATCGATATGTGTTAAATAAAAGGTAAATATTTTATTGTATCATTATCATATATATTTATTTTGTAAGGTTGATTTATTCCTTCAACATAAACCGTATCTCCTGTGAATAATCTGTTACAACCATATTCGTTCGTGCAACTTTTACCATTATGTAAAATAGGTAATTTTATGCTATTTCTTTGGTCACTTATAGTATAATACTGCCATTTATCACGATTAGTAAATAAAGGTCTACCCATTAATGGAATTATTTTTTCCTTATTATCTTTATTATTAATAGGTGTTAATATACCCATTTGTCTATAAGAGGTATCGACTGCCCCAACATTTGTAGAAACGTTGATGGGCACAACACCTTGAAATGTTGGCATAATATATCGTTCATCACTTAACGGAGGAGAATACGGATTTAATAACGCATCACGAGGAACAGATAAATTTGAATAAGGAATATTTGGCAATCCAAACCCAAACAATCCTCCCCCATTTATATTTTCTCTCCTTTCTTCTTTTATTATAATTTTTTCTGATGGTTGATTATTTACTGTAATATTTTGTCTAACAAAATAAAAAAATAAACCTATAAAAATAATTAAAATAAATATAGACATGTTTTCTATACATATAACACCTGGAGGGCACTTTTTCATATTATATAAATATAAATATTATAATATAAATATAATAAAACATAAAATAAAAAATAAAAAATATAAAATCCAGCTCTCAAATATAAAATAAATATTTTCTATATTCAAAAATACACCTACTACATAAATGTAGTAAATATATTTTGTCATTCCAAAAAAAATACTAGGACTATTTTATATTATATACACTAAGTTAAAGAAGGCATAGGTCCGCCTCATCCACCTCTCATAGAATATTTTCTTTTCGTAAAAGACCTGCCACATGCTTTACAAAAACCTTTATTTTTTCCTGTCCTTCCCCTTCTTTTAGAAAATCGCTTATTAACTGCTCGTATACTCTTCATATATAATACATTATAAAAAAATAATTTAAAGAACCTCAGGCACAATTTCGCCATTATCGACTTTGCTTTCTGTTTCACTTTTCTCTCTACTTTCATCTGGTAAAGTTTCATTATTTTTGTTTAACTCTGTAATATTTATTTTTTTTACTACATTTCTTTTAACATTTTGAATTTGTAATGCGTGTAATGCAATATATTGTATTATAGCAAAATTATTCATATAAGTCCTATAATGAAAGCATGAAATACTTGTATTACTATCATTAAATTTAATACTATACCACCAGTAAGCAGGTATAAATAAAGTTTTACCAGGAACAAGCGTAAATTCTAAACATTTAATTTTATCAAAATCAGCAGAATATTTCGTTTGTGGTGTCCATGGGTTAACAGGAGACCTGAATTCAAAATTCTCATAGTCATAAATTGGATACAAATATTTGGTACTATGCGGAGGAGCCATTTTTATTTGTGCGCTTCCCTGAGTTAAAAGAAAATAATTTCTATAATTAATCTCATACCGAAATGGTGTGTGTGTCAATTTACTCGCCATCATAATATCGTAGTTACAATTTGATACCATATAAGGCCTTAAAAAATCATCGTTATATTTAAAATTTTTTATGACACCAGTTTCTTCTAAAAAATCCGTATTATTCTCAGAGAAGTAGCAACTTGTTTTATCTTCGTCAAAAAGTTTGACAGCAGAATGTAATGGTAAAGGCATATAAAGTTCTTCGTTAACGTCGTTAACGTTATTTTCGTTTGTTGCGTTTCTAATTTTGATTTCAAATGCGTTATAATTATTTGTAATATAACTCTTATTAGATGTGTCAGTAATTTTTTGTGATTCGAAATCAAACAAAACTGGTTGCCTTAAATCGCATATTTCTTCCAGCCTTTCTTTAGATGGTTGGTCGACTTCATACATTTCGAGGTCTGTGCTTGTTTTAAGGTGAAAATTTATATGTAAATAAATGAATAACACTAAACAAAATATAAAAAATCCCATTATAATTTTTATCATAATCTTAAATAAAAATAATAATAATTTTTGTAAACTATAACGAAGGTATCAGAAACTAATAACTAAATATCGTATTATACAACCTTCGGCGCAATAAAAAAGACCACACTACTTTCATCACCTAAATCATAATTGATCCTCATAGGTTTATCAGGACTTATAGAAATTTGAACCTCATTAGAAAGCTTATTCGTTAAACACATTTTATTAATATAAGTCAAACTGTAGTTCAAATCAACTTCTTCACCTTCTAAAATAGCGAATTCAGTTAAATCATCGATAGGAATATCTACAAGCATTTCTCCAGTTACGCCGTTTGTAATTAAGTCGATTTTGGTCTCATTACATTTAATATTAATATCGTTTCCGAATAAAATCATTTGAGAAAAGATGTCGCATATCTTTTTAGAAGATATAATAAACTCAGCATTATATTCAACATCAGAGACACCCAATTCTTCATAATCAAAATCAGCTAAAGGTATTTTAAAATATTTATTAAATTCATTTTTCGTGTGTTCTTGTTCTTGTACTAAATCAATATTTAAATAATCGTCTGTTTCGTAGCGAATTATCACATGTAGTCCTTCACCCTTATTACTTATAATAGAGTGAAATATACTCGCGTCTACACAAATATTAATACTATCAGGTACTTCATAAAGAGTAAACCATTTACTTTGGATATTGATATCAAAAAGGCAAATATGTGATTTATCCATTCCTTGTATATGTATTTTGTCCTCTTGAAAATTTATATTTACTAAAGTAGAACAATTTTTTAATACTTGAAAAAGAGCAACAAATAAATCTTTTTTATGCTTATCACAAATAGAAACCTTCATATTTTATTATATTCAAAATTTTATATTTATATCTTTTATAATTATAAAATAATATTTTATATACCTTGATTAGCTAATTCTTGTTTAATAATATTTTTCAAATCTACAGACAAAATAGCTGAATTATCATGTTCTATTTCGGCACTATCAGTTAAGTCAACACTGCTGTTATCTGTTAAATTAAAATTATCCGTTAGGTCTCCAGTATCAGTTACACTAGGAATTTGCCTTTCAATATCTGCAATAGCTGTTTCAAAATCAGTAAATCTTTCATTTGTCTCATTAACGTATGTATCAAATTTAACAGTTAAACTTTTAAGCAAATCCTTTGTTTCTACTAGATCTCGCTCAAGTCTGAAAATTTTCGCTCTATTTTCGTTATTTAATGAATTATTTTTTGTTAACTCATCGTTAAATGTTTTAACTTGCTTACCAATTTCAGCAAGTTCATTGATAAATTTATTGATTTGTTCGCCATTACTAGTTCCATGTTCTCTCTTTTCGAGCGAATCTAATCTTGTCGCAAAATTAGTTAATACACTGTTATCAATTATTTTAGAATTCTCTGGGATACTACTATTTTCCGCACCTAAATTTAAGCTGTGCTCACCATTTTCAAGGTCAATAATAAATTGTTCTACACGCCCTAAACGTAAGGTAATTAATCCAATTGCATCAGAAATACTTATCTTACTAAAAGGAAGCCCGTTAGCTGTTTGCTGTTGTTGCTGTTGCATCTGTTGCTGTTGCTGTTGCTGTTGCTGTTGTTGCATTTGCTGTTGCATCTGTTGTTGCATTTGCTGTTGCATCTGCGGAGGTATTGGTGGCTGACCTCTTGCCATACGGACATTTGGTGTTTGAGGTACAAATGATGCACTTGAGCCAATAGATGTAACGGGTCTGTTTCCGCTAACGGGTGGTGCTTGTTCGTTTGCTCTTCTGGCTCTAGCGGCAGCTATAGATCTTGAACTACTACTCATAATAATAATTATTATTAATACTTTGTTTTTAAATTACTTACGCAGTTAAACAATTTTACACTTTTTAAAATTTTTCTCTCTAAACCTAAAAAATAAACTCGCATATTTTAAGCAATCATTCGCATTTTTATGGGTTCATGACACTTATAGCCGATGACCTCAAAGTCTTCAACTTGATAGTCTCCTATATTTTCTTTAATTTCTTTAATAATAACTTTCGGAAACTCAAAAGGAACTCTGTCAAGTATATCTTTCATAGGTTCTATATGCTCTTCATACAAATGACAATCCCCCATAAAATGTATAAACTCAACTGCCTCTAAACCGCAATGTTTCGCTAACAAATGCGTTAAAAAAGAGTAAGAAGCTATATTAAAACTTGTCCCTAAGCACAATCATTCGACCTTTGAAAAAGAGCACAGCTTAATTGGTTACCATTTAGCACACGAAATTGACACAGTATATGGCACGGAGGAAGCACCATTTGGTCTAACTGTTTTGGGTTCCAAGCTGTCAATATAAGTCTCCTACTACCTCTGGTTTCAGGATTTTTAAGTTGTTCTATAATATATTTTAATTGATCTACGCCTCCAAATGGATGGTTATCAGTCAAATTTTTACCAGTAAAGCAGTTATAGCTGGCACCAAATTTACGCCATTGGTATCCGTAACTAGGTCCAATCATTCCTTCCGGATATAAATGTAGTCCTCTTGAATCTAAAAATTCGCGGGTGCTATTACCATCCCAAATATTGACACCTTGTTTCTGTAATATTTTTGCATCAGTTTCACCACGAATAAACCATAAAAGCTCTTTTAAACAAGTTTTCCATGCGGTTTTTTTAGTCGTCAAAATAGGGATTGTTCCGTTTTTAAGTGTGAAACGCATAGGAGATCCGAAAATACATTTGGTTTTACCATTTCGTCCTTCTTCCCAAACACCATTTTCAATAATATTTTCAATTAAATTTATGTACTGGTATTCTTCATGAGAACAATTATTAATAGAATTATTAATAGAATTAAAAATATTATTCGAAACTGAAGTATTTAAATTCATTGTTTTATGTTTACTACAATTATTTTTATATTATTTTAGGCTTTTAGATATATTTTTTAGTATAATAAATAATATGAATTTTTAATTTCTTATTATACACTATAAAAAGATATGGACGATACAATCGAACCGAATAAAAATTTTTTCAAGCACGTTTTTAATTTTGATGACGAGACAAAAGCAGAAGTATTAAATAATATTCAATTCTCATTATTAGCGATTGTTCCTGTGGCGATACTTAGTAAATCAATAAAAAAATATATTCCTGATGCAGACGACCAAAAGGGAAGTTTAGAAATATGTGCCGAAATAATTATCCAGGTTATTGTTACATTTTTATCTTTTATGATAATAGGTAGAATAATAACTTATATTCCTACATATAGCCAAACTAATTATGCAAATTTTCACGCTGTCTATAGTATAATACCATTTTTAATGATATCAATCAGTTTACAAACTAAAATGGGAGAAAAAATAACGATCTTAACAAACAGATTAAATGACTTATGGAATGGTACAACGGATAATAAAAAAAATAAAAAAGGATCTTCTGTAAAGGTATCCCAACCGATTTCTGGCCAAATAACAGGACAAATGATGAATAACGCAGCCGCAAATCAGGCACTATACTCAACAGGAACAGCAATAAGTTCTTTACCGATGGTTGATTCACAGAATACTGTCTCTTCACAACAATTACCAAACTATAATGATATGTATAAACAAGATACGACACCTCTTGTGAATGCATCGACGCCTGGACAAGGTCAACCTGAAAGTATGGCAATGATGGAGCCTATGGCGGCAAATTCAGTTTTAGGCGGAGGTTTTGGAAGTTCTTGGTAAAAAGTGTGGTTTATAAAAAATATAAATAAAAAATAAAAAATATAAATAAAAAATAAAAAATAAAAATAAAAAATATAAATAGGCTAAAGTAATATAGAATATAAAAATATATAAAAATATATAAAATATATAAACAAATGAATGCGAAAGATGCTGAAAAATTAATGAAAGCTTTAGACGATGATACAAACGATAACTTATTTAACTTTACTACAAAAAAAATAAAAGAAATGAATACAAAGATTTTAAATGAACTTTATCTATCTAAAAAAGAGACTTCAGAAATTCTAAGTAAGTTAAAAGATTATATATACGTAGATGAAATGAATGAATTAAAATACGGTACATATATAAGGTGGATACCAATAGAAGACCCAGAAAATATTCAACTAACAAAAGGTGCTATATTTTGTGAACTGAAAATAACTGATGACGGTATAAAGTGTGTATGCAAAAATTTCGGTTATATTAACAAACATTTTAAGATAGATATGGATAAAAATTTAATATTTCGTAAATTAACTAGCCAAGAGTTAGTTTTACTTGCAGCATTAGATCATTTAGCAAATTAAATATTTATTGCGAAACTAAATTTAAAAAGATTTTATAACCTTTTAGTAAAATAATTATGTTAAGAAACAACTTAATTATTTTAAATCCGAAGCGCGATGTCTTAGATAAAACAAATAATAAAAACTTTTTTGAAATAAAAAGTAGAGAGAAAAACACTTATTTTAATAAAATAATCGGATATAAAGAAAAATATATAAATACTTATTCTTCTAAATAGTTAAATGATATACATAAATCATACAAAAAAGGCTGTATTTATACATATACCTAAAACAGGAGGTACTTATATAGGTCCTACACTCGTAAAATATTATGGCTTTACAAGTTACTTACCACTAATACAAAAAAAAAGACCAGACCATAACTATTATTGTAAAACGAACTTATTTTATCCTATAAAAACGGGAAATCCTAACTATGATAATTCTTTTTTCAACAAGGTATGTGGCATATTGTTATATTGTAAAACAAGCTACTACTTAAATGAAAAAATGAATATGAATGAAGAGAAATGGAAAACATATAAAAAATTTTGTTTCATCCGAAATCCATATTCAAGAGCGTTATCAGGATGGAAACATGTAAATACAATTTTAAATTTAAACACGTATTTTTATGACTATATAAGTAAAAACAAATATTTGGTATCAGATATAGAATACGGACATGTATTTATGTCACAAAAACAGCAAATCCAAGAATTAGATGGAACTTGTGGAATAGATTTAATAGGTAAATTCGAAAATTTAGAAGAAGATTTTAGATTTATACTAAATGATATAGGATTTGACAATATAATACATATTCCTAAAAAAGTCAATGTATCAAACGAAGACGGCTCTGATACAATTTTGTTAGAGAGAAAAACTGTACAAAAACTAAATGAGTTATTTAAAGATGACCTAGAACTATTTCATTATACAAAAATAAACGTATAAGATTTATAAACGTATAAGATTTATAAATGTAAAATTTTTATTAACATTTTTTTACGCAGTCTTTAAATACTTCATCATTTTGCATATCTTTACTGTCTAATAAATTATTTAGTTCAAGGTCAACATAGTTTTTCTTACCAAATAAAGAAGCTAATTTATTGATTGCTTTATATCTTTTATCTTGTTGAATTTCTTTTATAAATTTAGTTTTACATTTAGTTTTACAGTTGTTATTTTTTTGACCTCCTTTCATTTTCTTAAAAGTAACAGATTGTTTACCTTTACATTTAAAATTTCGTCTTGTTAAACCCTTATTTTTAAAAATTGTTCTGGTGCAAATACCTATAGAACGTGCTTCATATGTCGGGTCTATTTTTTTTATACACCTACATAATTTAGTAGCAAGAATTTTTTCAGTTTTTTCTTTAAGTTGTTTCATTGAGTTAGGTATGGGTTCATTATAAAAATTTAATATTTTTATATAGTCTTTTTTTGTTAATTCAGACATGTTTTATTACTATATATTATATTTATTTTTTTTATCTAAAATACATCCGATAAATATATTTTAAAATCAAAAAAACTATACATATATAAGTAATGAAAATAGTTGTTTTTGACTTAGACGAAACTTTAGGTTACTTTACCGAGTTAGGTATTTTATGGGATTGTTTAAATAATTATTTAAACATAAAAAAAAGACAAAAATTAAACCAAAGCGACTTCAATGCAATATTAGATTTGTTTCCTGAATTTATTAGACCAAATATAATAAATATTCTAACCTACTTAAAGAATAAAAAGAAAACAAACTGTTGTAATAAAATGTTAATATATACGAATAACCAAGGGCCTCCAGAATGGTGTAGACATATAATTTCTTACTTTGAAGATAAATTAAGCTTTAAATTAGTAGACCAAATAATAGCCGCTTTTAAAGTTTATGGTAAACGTGTAGAAATATGTAGAACATCACACGATAAGACACATAAAGATTTACTTAAGTGTACGAAGATACCACATAGTACAGAAATATGTTTTATGGATGATAGCTATTATCCCAACATGACAAATGAAAATGTATATTACATTAACATAAAACCATATTTTTATGACTTAACTTTAGATCATATGTTAGTTAAATTGAAAAATAGCGATGTATGTAAAAAAATTGTTGAAAATGAAGAATTTGAAGAGTTTAAAGAAATAATGAATGTTGAATTTAAAAGATATAAATATGATGTAGTAGAAAAAAACCCAAAAGAATATGAGGTAGATAAAGTATTAGGTAAACAAATTTTAATTCATTTACAGGATTTTTTTAATAAAACAAAGAAAAATGTTACTAGAAGACATAGTACCAAAAAAAATGTTACAAAAAAAAATAAAAAATACAAATAAAAATTAAGTATTTAAGTGTTGAACAATATAAATAAATTTTAAATAATTATTTATATTAAAAATGTACGCATCATATAGTAAGAATGACTTAAAAGAATTATATCAAAAACACAAAGTAAAACAAACTAAATTATTTATTGGTGGTGTTATAGCTTTAGTAAAGTGTTCTGTAATTGATAGAGCTACTATAGGAGAAACAAGTTACATTTATGCAACAAATTATCCTGAACATGTTTCTCCAGACGATAAAATTGTTAATGAAATTCAAAATCACCTACAAGAGTTGTTTACAGATATAAAAGTGAGTGTTCATAACCTTAAAAATGATGACGAAACGGACAAAATTATATGCGAAATAAATTGGGGCTAGTGTGTTCTCACATTTTTCATAAATTCTGTTACAAGTTTTATAATATTACCAAGAAAAGTTGTAGTCAAAATAAATAACCCTGCATTAAACGCAATTTTTCTGTCTAGTTCATTAAATTCAAAATGTGTTCTTAGAGGATTAAATCTCCAAATTAAAAATAAACAAACATAAACTCTTATATAGTACTCGAGTTTGCTAAGAAATAACGGTGCAGAATCATACAATCCAAAAAATGATACAACTACTAATATATATGACACTATAATAAAAAAATTAAATAATTTTAACTGTATATCATTAAGCGTACGTTTAATTCCCATTTATATATAATGGATAAAATAATGAATTGATAAAACATATAAATAAAGTATAATAAATAACAAATCAGTATACGAATTGTGTAAAACAAAAATCAGCAGCTAAGTTAGGATCCAATAAATATTTATAAGGTATATAACATAGCCCATTTTTTCCCCATTTTGTACCCCACGAGTTAGCGCATGTAAATAATTGTTTAACATCATCATACCCAACAATACACATACAATGACCTCCAAGACAATTGTCAACTTTAAAGTTTGGCATAGGCACTATTCCAGTAGAAGATACAGAAGTAGTTAAAAAACTATCAAAAACCAAAAATCCGAATACAATAGGTACTTTATAGTTACTAAGACAACTTTTTAAACTTAAAGCATCTTGACTTATAAACGAATATGTAAATGTTTTAAAATATTTTGCTCCTTGATACAAACCTAAAGGTGGGAAAACAAGACTGTTTACATTGTTATAAGGAAATGTGGTTTCTGGTATAGCGCCATATTTTTTTATAGCGTTACAAGTACTTCTAGGAGTAGTTCCATCATCTTGGTTTAATGGTGTATTATCTAAAATTCTGGAATTTGCATAAAGGTATAGTCTAGATATATTTAAATATTTTTTTGTCTGTGTATTGATGGAAAGTGTAAATGCATTAGCAACACAACCACCTATTGTTCCTTGGTCTAAAATAGGAGCCAAAGGACTTATTATAAATGAGGTAGGATTTGCATTAACAGTTCTAGTTGTAACAGTGTTCTTCTTAGGAACATTAATAGTAGTGGTAACAGTATTAGCTTTGTCGTTAGCAGTTACAGCTTTATAAAAATAGTCACGGTCATCTTTGTTTTGAAACTTATACAAAAATTTATATTCGTTCATTATAAATATAATAATTATTTTATTTTTTACAAAAATAATTATTACGCACTATCATATATATATATTTAACCTTCGGAAAATTCTAGATCAATTAATTCATTTATTTCAACATTTTCAAGATTTTCAATACTAGCACGAGAGTTTTCGTCATCATAAAAATATAATGTTCTTGCACTTGGATCATTCGTGTTCGTATATTTTGGCATCCATAAATATGGTATTATATTTTCGCAATTAGGAAAATACTCATTAAATATTTTTCTATAATAATATTTTTCTGTATCTATGCTCGTGCTAAACATGCGAGATGAATTTTCATTTAATTTGTTTGCGATTTTTTCTTGAAGTATAGTGTAAAGTGACCTTCCTTTTGTACTAACTCCATCACTAAACGCTTCTTTTTTTCTAAACAGAATAGCATCTGGTAAAATATTATATCCTCTTGAATCTGTATAATCTACAAAACTCTCACGTAAAAGATATTTTTCTATATGGTTTAAGTTATTATGGTTTCTAAAATATGGTGGAATAGACAGTACATAATTCGCAAAATTACGATCTAAAAATGGTGTGCGAGGTTCTAGTCCATTCGAAGAAATTGATTTGTCCGAACGTAAAACATCAAATAAATGTATGTCCTTCAATAAACGTCTCGTTTCTTTATCGAACTCTATGTCATCAGGACATTTATTCATATACAAGTAACCGCCGAAAAGTTCGTCGGATCCGTCACCATTAAAAATTACTTTTGCTTGTGAATGTTTTGCAATATATTTACCCAACAAATAGTTACCTATACTAGCTCTTACAGTAGTCGTGTCATAACTTTCAATTGCCATTATTACTTCTGGAATTGCATTAAACATATCGTCTTCAGTAACAGTAATTTCTGTATGATACGAATTAATCCATTTAGATACAATTCTGGCATATTTTAAGTCCTCCGAATTTTCTAGTCCAATACTATAAGTTTCAAGGATTTTACCGTTTAAGTTGATACGATAAAAATCAGCTACGAGAGCGGCTATCAAACTACTATCTAGTCCACCAGATAAAAGGCAAGCTATTGGTCTTTCCGTCGCTAAACATCTTTTGTTTACAGCACATATTAAATATTGCGATACGCCTGCATAAAATTCATCAAATAGCATAACAATGTTGTTAAAAGAAGGCCTACTATAAGGAAATGTTGGAGTAAAATAGGCAATATTTTCTTTAAATGGTTCCCATGATGAATTCACTACATTAGATAGGGTAAAAACACTATACGTTCCAGGTGTAAATTGCTCTATTGAGTATTGTTGAATATTAAGGTTATAAAAATTCTCCAAACATTTAAGCTCAGAAGCAAAACCGTACATATTATAATTTTTAGTATAGTTATGCTTTAAATAATAAAGAGGTCTTACACCAAAAGGGTCTCTAGCAACATAAACGTTATTAGTAATATCATCTTGTATACGATTGTCATATAAAACAAATGAGAATACACCATCTAACATTATTAATGTTTGTTCTATTCCATATTTTAAATATAAGTGAATAATAACTTCGCAGTCAGAACCAGTTTCAGGTTCAACATTCATATATTTATATAATTGTTTATAATTATAAATTTCACCATTACAAATTAATACAACATCGTTAATAACTAATGGTTGATTGGATTCTTCATTTAGTCCATTAATAGCTAACCTATGAAATCCAAGTGTCATTTTAATATATTTTGTTTCCAATTTAGAAAATTCAGGTCCTCTTCGCTGGCCCTTCATAAATTCATTATTAATGATGTCATTATTTGGCAAAGTGTTATTAAAAATATGGCTGTTTAGAAGAGCAAAAATACCACACATAACTTAGACTATTATAGTTATAATGTATAAATCTTTATGCTTTTTAAATATAATATTAAATATTTATAATAAATAATAGTATAAATATATATAAAATGTCAAACGGATATTGTAAAAACGAAATAAGTAATTCAAAAATACATGAAGAAACAAATAAAAGAATTTATGACAGAAACATACCAACAAAAATGTTACAACCATATTTAGATGTAAGACCAGTAATGACAAAATATTCGCATTTTCCAATAGTTGACCCGAGAAAACAAATAAATTATAGTTTAAAAAAACAACCTACATATAATGTGCATAACACATTTAATCCCGGAAATACACAGTCACCATGGTCAGGGTTTGCATCAAACATAAATATAGAAACAGAATTAAGAAATCAAATATATGCTCTTCAAAAATGTAATCAGTCTGTTTATGTTCCGAATAGTAACAGCGACTTATACGAGTATAGTTTTCGCGCAAAAGTACAACCTAATCCACACGATTTATTATTTCGAAACGAAACATTCACGAGTTTCGATCCAAATCCGAATAAAGAAATAGTAGGAACAAGTATGTTTATGAACCCGACAAGAGTTCAAATAAGAGATTTAACAAAGCAAGATTGCTAGAATAATATAACTTTAGGGAAAAAATTATAATATTTATTTCGTTTTGAATATTATAAATATGTCAGATAATTTCATAAACCAAATAACATTAAATTGTTTATTGAATAATGATATACTTAACAGGCATTTAATAAACCAAAAGGCAAAAAAACTAAATAAAAAAGAAAAAAAATTCTACCGTAAAAGAATATATAATTTATTTAAAGATATGATTTTAGGAAACATAAAAGGAGAAGAATTAAATCCGGATGTCAAATATGCATATGATAATAATATAAATGCGGCTAAAAACTATTTCAAGACTACTGATAATAAAGATTTAATACAATGTAACTATAAAGTAAATGTACTAGAAGAAGAAGACGAAATCATATTACCATTAAATTACGAAAAAGATGACACAAATCAAACAAATGACACAAATGAAACAAATCACACAAATGACACAAATGTTAATAAAGAACAAATATATTCTTATGCCGAAGGAGACAATTTATTAATACGTACTGTAAAAATAGACCCACAAACTTTAGACAGATACGTAAAAAAAACTACAAATAAAAAAAAGGATGAAACCATATTTCCAAAACAAAATATAAACCTAAAAGACATAAAACAAAAAAATAAAGGTCTTAAAAAGAAAAATATTGCCAATTTATATGAAGACTATAACGAAAAAGAAGAAGAACAAAACGAAAAAGTTATTTAATTTAAAAAAATACAGTTCGTCAAACACTAGTTATAGGTCAAATAAAAAAAACAAACGCCGTATAAAAGGTGGGCTAACAAGTAATAGTAATAAAAATACAAAAAAGGTAAATTGTAGTCCAAAACCAAACAACGAAATAAATAATTTTACTTGTTATACGAATAGGTCGCTAATTAAATTGAGAGATATGTGGAATGCAAGACATCCAGACTCAAAAATAAACTCTAATCTGCCAAAAGAAATACATAAATTGCTAAGTGAAAAATTAATGAATACCTGTAATAAAGAATCTTGTTGGTTAAAGCAGAAGGCGGATTTTGGAAACGTTAGTAATGAGTTAGTTGAATCTTTTGCACCTCTTTCACCACCAGAATGGAAAATAAATCCAACTGAATGGCTCTCAAGTGATGACATTATGAAAGTCATGAAACAATATGAAAAAGCGTATAAATGTTTTGACTTTATAGGTCCGACGCCTATAGATTTTGACAAAAGAAAGTTATATGGTGAATGCGTTTGGGATGAGTTATGTAATTTCAGTTTAAAACAACAAATACAAGATGGCAAAACAAAAATAGGAATAATTTTTAACACTGATACTCACGATAAACCAGGCCAACATTGGATATCTATGTTTATCAATATAAAAAAGAAAAACATTTTTTTCTTTGACAGCACAGGAGATAAACCCCCAAAAGAAATTATAACATTTGTAAAGAGACTTAAAGAACAGGGTCTAAATTTAAAACCTAAAATAAATTTTAAATATGACAGTAACGAAGGTATTGAACACCAATATGGAAATACTGAGTGTGGTGTATATTCACTATATTTTATAGTTCATATGTTAGAAGACAAAACAACAGAACATTATTTAAAAACACATATATTAAAAGATGAATATATAAATAAATTTAGAAATATATATTTTAACGAAACATTATAAATTTATAAAAAAGTATTAATACGTTATAAATACATAAACGTATTTTTATATAATTATAATTATGAGTAATTCCGGTTTTTTGTCAAAACAAAATGTTTCAATGTTATGGGATATAATAAGTGATGAAGATTTATTTAAATTTTTATCTAGAGAAAACCAAAATAAGATGTTAAATATATTTTCAGAAAATTTAAAAGCCTTTTTTGATGCTGAGACGCGAAATAAAAGTAGCTTAATTGATATGAATAAAAAATATATAATAATAACGTTGAACATTATAAAACAAAATTTTCAAAAACAACCCAATAAAATTAAAATACTTGAAGAAATTTCTCAAAATTCTCAAAAAAATTTGATTACTTATGAAGAAATACAAAATGAAAAAAAAAGTCAGTTCGAAAAAGATTTGAACAAACGCAAAGAAGACTTTACTAGTTTATTATCTGTTAGTGTTCCCCCTGTGCCCGAGTTTAAAGATAAATATGATAATGCTCCTATTACAGAAATGGAAAATTTAATAAAAGAAATTACAGCTCAAAGAAATTATGATGTAGAACAAATTAACAAAACAAAAAATATAACGCCTGGACACGATAACTGGTTAAAAACGCAAGAAACATCAATAAAAAAAGAGAAGTTTGATATGGTTAGAAAAAATAATACAAACGAAAATGAAATAAAGCATAATATTGTCAATAATATTAAATTAAATATAACGAATGATATTGATCAAAAAAATGTTACTTGGGGAAACAACGAAATAATAAATTATGAAACGAATGAAACGAATGAAACGAATGAAACGAATGAAACGAATGAAACGAATGAAACGAATAATGAAGAAAATATTTTTAATAAATTAAAAAAAATACATATTAGTAAAAAAACAGTTAACGAACGTTTCAAAGATATTAGTCCCGATATAAAACAAAACATTTCTTTAATAGTAGAGAGAATTGATAAAATCAGTGACGAAATAAACCAGTTACGAGGATTTTTACAAAATATAACAGAAAATTCATAAAGGTAATATTTGTGTGTTTTTATTTATATAGTAATCTAACAACTTATTTCTAATTATATAAATAGCTGAAATTGTTAATAATGTTATTTCAGTAGAACATCTTATAATCATTGGTACATCACTATTTTTTACGCTATAGTATACCCACATGGAAGACGATGATACACTTAAAATACAAAATAATAAAGATAAACTATTTGTGCTTTTATTTTTATATAATAAAAACATAAAAATACATCTGGCCACTACAGATATAGATGTTGCTGTATATGGTAAAAATTGTATATCTTCTTGTTTAGACATATTATAAAATAAAGATAAATAAAAATAAAA